TTTATTGCGCCGAGTGTGACGGCTGGCTATGTTGCGTTATTGGCCTTGAGGACCAAGAAGACATTGCTGGCTGTCCACCCTAGGCCTGATCTGTTGAAACGACCTTGAGTGCTAAGCGTGCAGGAGATGAAGTGATATGTGTGGCCCTGTTTTCTCATCTCGATCATGATGTTGAGCGTCTCAGTCTCCTCTTGGCAGGTGACTAGCTCGCCATCAATCCATTTTTCGCCGTAGGGCGCTGTGCCGTTGATGCTCTCGCTTCCTGCTTTTCGTAGTTCTTCAATTAAATAGGATAGCCCTTGGGGTTTGTTGCTCATTATCTCTCTCTCTCATCCCCATCATGGGGTTAACATTATTATTTTACAGGAGCGCCCCAGCTCGGTGAGGGGGTTGTGACTCCATACTGATAGTGTTGAGGTTGCTGTGGCTTGCTGCGTACTTGCACGCCATCACGCTCATCACTGTCTAAGATGCGCCAGGTATAGCAGCGCACCTCCCAAAACTTCTTGCCATCGTTTCCCTCATAACTGGTCAGCTTACCCTCGACATAACAGCGCCGCCCTTTACGACACTTGGCTACAGCGCGCTCACCCTGTGGCCCCCAGATCTTCACCGTGTGCCACTCGGTCGAGGTCTGAAGCTGGCCTTGACTGTCTGTGTAACGCTCGTTAGTGGCTAAGGTAAACTTGGCGAACTTAGAGCCGCTTTGAGTGGTCAGCAGCTCAGCGTCTTTACCAATGTTACCAATGAGCATGACTTTATTGATCATCATCATCTCTCTTCATGTGTTGGTTTATGTGCATCTGAGCCTCTATGTTAGTCTTAGAGCCTAGGATGCCTGAATGGTACTTGATGAAGAAGTCACCAAAGATGATCTCTCGAGCAATCCAAGCGCGTGTCCTATCCAGCTCATCAGCCAGCGCAGTGAGTCTCTTGAGCTCACTCTCTGTACATCTGAATGTGACGATACAAGACTTTTGCATGTGACTCCTAAAAGATCCCTCATCCCCCCACCCCACAGCAGGGGGATGAGATCACCTAACAACCGCACTCCCCCCCCATCTTAAAAGCTCAGCTCGTAAAGTATGCGCTTAAAAGTTTATGGGGGGATTAGCAGAGGCAGTAAAGCAGAGTATTAAAGTGCAGTCAAGACTTATGTATTCTTTGTCTACAAACCCCACGCGCTGAGATCCACATTGTCTATACGTCGATCTCTACCAACCATCTCACAGGGCGTGAACATACCCAGCACTCTAGACCTAAAAGCAGGGTTACCGTGAAACATGTTAAACATCTGCTGAGGATAGACGTTGGTCGTCATGATCACAGCCAGCTCACCCGCTCGCCACTTGCGCTGAATCTCCTCTATGAGCTCGACAGTCTGCTTAATCCACCAGCCTTGTTTATGAGCGCTCCCGCCTATACCGCAAAACTCATCAAGCAGCAAAAGGTCAACATCATCAAGCCAAGTCTCAAGAGGGTTGCGCCGGTGCTTGTCACCCCATGAGCTCTGGACTTGGCTCATGAGCTGAGTGTGTGAAGTATACTTTACCCTCCAGCGCTTCTCACATGCTTCTCGAGCAATAGCATAGAGGATCGAGGTCTTGCCGTTGCCTGGAGGACCATAGACAAGCGCCGCCGGTGGATTCCCTTCATGTTGTCTATTGAGGTATTTGATGACATCGCCGATTACCTCGAGCTGACGTGGTGAGTCTGGCTCATAGCTGTCAAGGTGCATCCCCTCTGCATCGCAAGGTAGCTCGAGCTTATTCAGAGCCTTCATCCATCTCCTAGGCACCTCACAACGGTGACACATCCTAGAGATGGGAGCTGATGAGGGGGATGGTCTGGTGATGATCCATCCTGCCTGACAACCTCCACAGTGAGGAATGGTCTTGCATGTGAGAGTAGGCGCGCCCTTAATCAGCATGTTCTCCTTCTCAAGATTGCGCGCTGTGAGGTGGCTGTGATCCTCAAAAGTGTGCTGATCAACTGGCTTATACTCTGTCTGACCTCTTCGCTTAGCGATGGCCTCGCGCATCTGTGCAGCTGCTTGGTGTAGCTCTGTGAGGTCGAGCTTTTGAAATCCGTGTATCTCTTTTGTTCTTATCATCATCATCTCTTTCTATATGATCTGCTCATCCGGTCCTGTGCTTCCATGATCTTAAGCTCTCGCGCTCGCTTCTCCTCCTGTATGCTCATGACGGGCTGGACTGGCTTAGATATCTTCTTAAAGTAATCTTGAATCACCCCATTAGTCTTCTCACAATTTACGTCATCAGGTTCCTCAGAGTCATCCTCTTCATTGCTAAATTGAAAAGATGAGCCGCCTTGACTAGACTTCTCTGTAGATAGAGTTTTTTTAGAATTATGATTTAGAGTTATATAGAGTTTATTGTCTGACATGGTGTCAGGGTCACTCTGACATGGTGTCAGGGTCTGGCCTGACATAGTGTCAGGGTTATTATGACATGGTGTCAGATCTGACATAGTGACAGAGGGTGACATGGTGTCATGATCTGTCATGGTGACATGGGGTGACACAGTGACAGGGTCTGACACAGTGACAGGGTCTAGCTCAGTCGGTGGAGATGTTGAGAGCCTGACGAGCTCTGAGGTGTTGAGGGTGATGAGCTTAGTGTTATCAGCTCTCTCACTCTGGGTTCTCGTAATCAGCTGCATAGTGACCAGCTCAGCCAACGCTCTTGAGATACTGCGCTGTGAGACACTGCCCCCTAGCATGTTGTATATATAAGTGACGCTCATGGCCTTTGACCATGTTGACCAGTCCAGTCTTCTTGCGAGCGCTACAAAGATCAGTTTAGACGTATTGCTGAGCTTTAGAGTCATGATCATATCAATGATCTCATGTTCCTTCATGATCTCTCCTTTCAAAAGTTTAAATAAACCTGTTGACAACTTTTATATCTCTTGATAAGAATGTTGTCAAGTGTTCTAGAAAACATTTATTAATAGGTATATGGGTGACACAATGAATGACACGAAGATGCTTTTGATCAGAGGAATGAAGCTCACAGCGCTGGCTGATGCTGTGGGTATGCAGGTCTCAAACCTGTCCAAGATCATCAACGGCCAAAGAAAGGCCAATCTAGATCTGGCTCGTAAGCTTGCATCAGCTGCTGACGAGTTATGTGGCATGAGTATCTTTGACCCTAATGACTTCAACGCCGACCTATCACCCAACTATCAGAATGTGTGTGATAATGTTCTGATTAGGGTCTATGTTGTGCTTCTTAAGGCCACCAAAATTGTTACCGCTGGCGAACTCCTTGAGGAACACAGCCACGACCTAGGCTTGATGGTCGCATTGAATCACCTTGTCTATGATGGCGTCTCACAATCGTGGGGAGGCTATAACCTAGATTTACACCAAGATGATGAACCAGCGCGCTGGTAAGAGAGAGAGAGATCATGAACACCACGACAACCACACCATTTATCCCTAGGCTCGAGATGCATCCAGACCAACAGATCAAGGCAGACCTCACAATCATGGCCGGCGCTATCGCCTTCATGCTTGTGCTCTGGATGTGCTTCAGTCTGTGCGCTCAGCCTGATCCACACAGGGATTGTGCGCTGCGTATCACTCGAGGACTCAGCCCACATCAAGCCCAGCTCTTGACTCGAGGAGCCCCCACCTACAACCACGCCGCTCAGTGGTGCTCAGCTCATCCGGATCATGATGCGATGATCGAGCGCGCTAAGACCTGGCCCACATTCCCCACACACTAAGAAGAGAGAGAGAGAGAGATCATGAACGCTATTAACATTTTTAACCCCACGCAGACCACACCAGACCTCATTAACAATGTGCAGAGCTTGGCTATGCTCCTGAGCAATGGAGACCAGCGCAAGGCCCATGACTATGTCCTGCTTTATTCAGCCTTTGGTCACCACTTCGGTTATGACATGGGCCGCACTATCACACAAGGCTATGTCCTCAAGGGTAAGCCCACGCTCAACGCTGATGCGATGGCTGGCATTTGTCGCCGCTCTGGCCTCTGTCGCTTCATCCGCGTGCTTGAGTGGACTCATGAGACCTGCACTATGGAGATGGGGCGCAATGATGAGCCTGTTGAGATCAGCCACATCTACACCTTTAATCTGCAAATGGCTAACCAGCAGGGGCTCACTCGTCAGCAAAACTGGTCACGTATGCCTATGCAGATGCTCCGCGCTCGAGCATTGACTATGGGTCTCCGCGCTACGTTCCCTGACTGCGTGAGCGGTATCTACTCAGTTGATGAGATCGCTGACAACACGAGCATGAATGACCAGGAGCGCTCCATGATCATCGCTCAGAGCATGGGTGAGGATATCAACCTCTCCTCACGTCCTCAGACTCAGCGCCCTCCTCAGCCCTCACGTCAGCCACAACCCCAGAGAGCTCCACAGCCATCACATCAGCCACAGCCTCAGCGAGCACCACAGCCCACGCAGTATGTAAATACACGGATGGATGATGGCTCGAACTCTCTCGTTATTACGGAGACAGTAATACATCCAGAGATCAGCGTTGAAGACCAGAGCATCAAGGTCAAGCCATTCTCAGATGATGTGCCACCTAAGACGCACCGCGCCAAGGTCACACCCATGAATGCTTTTGAATCTGTCAGTGATATGCTGAATGGTGCTATCAAGTTTAATAAGCTGAGCGTGGATGAGGTTAACGCCGCCTGCCTTCGTCATAACGCCCACATCGATCAAATGAGTGAGCAAGAGCGCCGTGACTTCTTCTACAAGTGGCTCCTGTGCTCAGTTCTGAGAAACAGTGAGATCACAGATGATGAGTGGTGGCGCAATACAAGCATGCACAAG